GCGCCGTTGCCGAAGAAGCCCGAGCCGAACGCCTCGGCCGCTTGCCCGAGCCCCACGGCCTCCCGCGCGAGCCGCACCGGCGAGAGCCCCACCAGGCCATTCCAGCCGAGCGCCGGAACATGCAGCATGTCCGCCGGCTCGAGGATCGCCGGGTGCCCGCCCGGCGGATCCGTCGTCGGATCCGGCCGCACCTCGTAGAACACCGCCCCGGCGGCCGAGCGCTTCACCGTGACGCGTGAGGGATGGATCGGCCACACCGCCCGCGCTGCCCCGTTGCCGGCCCATTCGATCCGCGAGTACGCGTTGCCCCACGTGAGCACGTGCACCATGCCGAGCTCGCGCCACACGACCGCGGTCATCTCCGGATTCGGCGCGTCGTGCAAGAGCGACCAGGCCCAATGCTGGCGCGCCGTCGCCTTGCCCCGCGCCCCGGCCCGCCGGTAGACCTTGAGCGGCAAGCTCGCCGCCGACTCGGCCAGAATCCGAACGCAGCCGTACACCGCCGAGAACGTGAGCGCCGACTCTTCCGACACGTCCACGCCCGCGCCCGTTCGCCTCCCGCCGCCGAAGAGGTCGACGAGCCACCCCGGCGCGTTCGCCGGCGCCGCCCCCGGCAGCACCCCGCCCCGCGCCTCCACAAGATCCCGCAGTATCACCGGCCGTCCCTCCGTCCCATCGCGTAGTCCGCGAACACCAGCGCCCCCGCCGCGAGCAGCGCCGCCCACGCTCCCCACCGCAGCCCGGCGCCGAGCGCCACCAGAGCCACCCCGGCGAGCCCCTGCCATGCCTCGAGGCCGCGCATCAGAGCACCATCAGGAGCTCGTCGGGGTCGACCTCCCGAGCTCCGGCCGCGAGCGACGCCCGGCCGACTGCCATCGCGAGCGCCACGATCCCGTCGATTCGATCCGCCGCGGCGGCCTTGTCGGGCTTGGCGTTGCCGGCCGGGTCGAGCTTCACTGCCACGTTGCCGGCCATCCAACGGAGCACCGGGTGCCCGCCATGCGCGAGCCGCCGGCCGAGCACGAGGCGCTCGAGCTCCCGCAGCGCCGGCGCCATCGTTTGGAAGCCCTGCCGCATCGGCACCATGAGGAAGCCATCCTCCTGCAGCTCCGTCGCGAGCTGCACCGCGCCCCACGGGTCGTAGGCCACCTCGACCACCTCGAGGTCGAGCCCCTCCCGCAGCGAATGAAACCACTCCCGAATCCAGGCGTAGTCGACGATGTTTCCCGGCGTCGCCGTCACCAGGCCGCCGTCAATCCACGAATCGAACGGCACGCCATCCGAGCGCACCCGCTCGGCCACGTTCTCCGCCGGGATCCAGAACTGCGCGAGCACCGCCCCGCCGTCCGTCTCGTCTTCGGGGTCCTCCGGCGGGAAGTAGCACGCCGCGGCCGTCACGTCGCGGGAGGTCGAGAGGTCGAGCCCGACGTAGCACCGGCGCCCGGCGAGCTCCGCCGGATCGACCGGCCCGGCGCATGCGTCCCACGCCTCGAGCGGGAGCCACACCGTCCGTTGCTCCGTCCAATCGTTGAGGTGCAACCTCCGGAACGCCGCTTGCTTTCCAGGGATCGCCCGCGCCTGGTCGCACTCCCGGCGGAGGTAGTCTTCTTTCACGCTCACGCCGAGGTTCGGGTTCGCCTTGCGCCACGTCGCCGGCTCCGTCCAATCGTCGCCGGCGTCCGCCCCGGCGATGTAGGCCAGGAAGGAAGGATCCTCCACCGTACCCTCGAGCACCTGCCGGCCGTACTCGTGGAGCTCCCAGCACACCGAGGCCCGACCGTGGCCGGCCGTCGTGATCAGGAAGAGGAGCGGTTGCCGGCGCGCGCCCATCGCCGTCTCGAGCACGTCGAGGAGGTCGCGCGACCGGTGAGCATGCAGCTCGTCGACAATGACCCCGTGAGGGTTGAGGCCATCCAATGTATTGAAGTCAGCGCTCAGGGGTTCGAACTTCGAATGCGTCGCCGTCACGTGGAGGTTGTGACGGAACGCCCCCACGCGCCGCGCCAGCGCCGGCGAGCTCTTGACCATGCGGGTCGCTTCGTCATGGGTAATCAACGCCTGGTCCCGCTTCGTCGCCGCGGAGTAGACCTCGGCGCCCGGCTCGCCGTCGGCGCAGAGCAAGAGCAGCCCCACCCCGGCCGCAATCTGAGACTTCCCGTTCTTGCGCGGCACCTCGACGTAGGCCTTCCGACACCGGCGCCGGCCATCCTTCGCGCGCCACCCGAAGACCTGCGCCACGAGGAACTGCTGCCAGGCCTCGAGCTCGAAAGCCCGCCCGGCCCACTCGCCCTTATGGTGGCGGAAGAGCGCCGGAAACGCGCGCACCACCCGCGACGCCTCGGCCTCGTCGAATCGGTACGCCCGCCCCGGCCGCGTGCCCCACCGCGAGAGCTCGCCGAGGAACCGCTCCGCCGCCAGCCGAACGAACCGCGACGCCGGCTCGCGCTCCGTCGCCACCGCCTCCGCGTAGCTCTCCCACGCCGGCACCACCCGCCGCGGCACCGCCGGCGCTCTCCCCTTCGGCGCGGCTTTCGCCGCCGGCTTGGCCGCGCGCTTCGCCGGCCGCTTCGGCGCCTTGCGCGTCGCCGTCACTTCACCACCCCGCGCGGGCCGAGAAACTCCTCGAGCGCTGCGTCGGGATCCTCCGGCGCCGCGGCAACCTTCGTCCGCGCCGCCGGAGTCAGCCCGAACTCCACCAGCCCAGCGCGGAACCGCCTCCACGCGTCGCTCCGCTCGGTCAGCGCCGGGTGCGCCCGCACCAGCTCGCCGCCGGCCTCGTTGATCGTCGTATACCAGGCGCCGCCCGCCGCGTCGATCGCCGCCTGCGCCTCGTGATAGTCGGCCCACGCGTTGCACGTGAGCTCGAGCGCCGCGACGTCGCCCTCCGTCAGCACCCGCAACCGCGCGAGCACCGGCACCAGGCGCCGCCACATCTCGCCCGCAGCCTTGCGGATTCTCTTCGGCGGAGGCGGCGCGACGAGCCGCGGCTTCGGCTCCGTCTTCGCGATCGCGCGCTTCCCAGGATTGCCGCGCAGCACCTTGAGCGCCGTCGGCGTGGGCCGCCGCCCGGCCATTATCCGCGCAGCCCCTTTGCTTGGCGCATTTCGCGGTCGTGTCTACGCGTCCCGGCGCCGGTCACGGAGGCCCCCCCTGCAGGGATTCGAGCCCCCCTACCCGTCCGCTCCGCCGCCGTCTTCGCGTTGTGACACGCCCGGCAGAGCCCTTGCCCGTTGGCGAGCTCCCACCCGCCACCCGAGCGGAGCGGCGTCACGTGGTCGGCCACGGTTGCCGGCGCGCGGTTGCACGCCCGACAGATCGGATCCCGAGCTAAGACCGCCGAGCGCCAGCGCCGATGCGGCGACCCGTACCCGCGCGCCGCGGTGCCGGGTCGCTCGCGGTCGGCTCGCCTGTACCGCTCGGCGCGGTGCTCGGCGCACCAGCCGTCGGCCGCAAGGCGCGGGCAGCCCGCGTGCCCGCACGGGCGGTTCGGAGCTCTCGCCACGCCGGGAGCGTAGCGCCCGCCACCGAAGCCACCTTCCGAAACTCCCGGCCGCGAGCTCGCGCGACCCAGGCGAGCGCCTCGCCCGAGCGGAGGTGCTCCCGCGTCACCCGGAGCACGCGCCAGCCGGCGAGCACCGCCTCGTTCCGCTTTTCCATGTCGGCCCGCTGGCCGATCGGCCGCGAGTGTCGGCCGCGGATCCAGAGGCCGCCGTCGACCTCGACCGCGAGCCGCTCCGCCGGCCACGCGAAGTCAAACCGCCAGCGGCGCACCGGATCGAACCGCACCTGCTCCTCGAGCCCGTCGTCGAGCCCGGCCGCCTTGAGGTGCCAACGGAGGATCCGCTCGAGCGTCTCCGCCCGCGCCCGCTTCGCCTGCCGCTGCGCCTCGGCCGCCGCCGACTCAGCGCCCGGCGCCACGCCCGCGCCCGGCCACCCGGAGGATCGTATGCACCCGGCGAAGCCGGCCGCGCCGGCCGGCCACGCGCCGTCCGCTCGAATCCACAGCACCGCGGCATCGCACTGCGACACCCCACGCTACGCCCGCCGACTCGGGATTCCGTCTCACAGTCCGAGCTCCTCCCGCACGCCCCGAAGCACGAATCCGAGCGTCGCGGCCTCTTGCATGCCTCCGAAGCCCCGCGCGAGCTCCGCCCGCGCCTCGAGCGCCGCCACCACCTGCCCGGCGCCGAGCCGGTACGCGTGCGCCGCGATCGCATCCTCGCGCGTGCTCGTGTACCCGTAGACCGCCCGAAGACCCGGACGCAGCACCGCCTCCGAAGCCGTCACGCCTCACCCCGCCCGCACGCCTGCCGGTAGAGCTCGAGCTCGCGGTCAGCCCACCCGTGGCACCAGGCGCACGTCGTGAGCCCGTGGAAGTCCGCCGGCTCGCCGTAGGCCTCCACCATGTCGCGCCGCCCGCTGGCCCAGGGGCAGTGCTCGAGCGGCACCTGCCAATCCCGCGCCTGCCGCCCGCGCGCCTCGCCCCGCGCGCACGTCTCGCACGTCGCCACCCCGGCCGGCGTCTCCGCCTCGCAGTACCGGCACCCGCTCACGCCGCGTCCTCCGCTTCGCCGTCTTCGGGCCGCGGCACGTAGAGGAGGTGGTATTCGCCCCGCTTCGCGCTCTTGAGCAGATCGAACTCCCCCGCCTGCACCGGCCGAGAGGTGGTGCGCCGGAAGCCCCGCCCGGCGAGGTGCCGCGCCGCCTGCCGAGCGTCCCGCTCGGCGTGCTCGCCATCGAACCGAAGGTGCTCGACGCCCCGCGGGAGCACCCCGGAGAATGCCCGCGGCTCCTCCGCTACCTCCGGCTCGCGCGCCGCCGCCTTGCGCTCCCGCTTCGGCACCAGGCGCGCCCCGCGCCGAGCGTCGCCCGGCGCCACCATCCGCCGCTCCGGCTCCCGGCCCCGCGTCGCTCCGGCCCGGCTCCCCGGCGCCCAGATCGCCGCAAGCGCTTCGATCGCCGCATCCAGCGCCGCCAGCTCACGCACCGTCTCCGCCCGCTGCTCGCGCAGATCGGCGAGCAGCACATGCCCCACGTCCAAGCTCACGCCGTCACCTCCCACACCGGCTTGGGCGAGCCGTTGGAGCTGCGCGCGGGAGCGAAGCCCACGCGCCGGATCAGCCCCCGCCGGCTCGCCCGGTTGACCACCGCCCCCCACGCCCGTTGATCCGTCGGCGCCTCAACGCCGGCGAGCTGGCGCGCGTCCTCGACCGTGAACCGCCCGAGCCGCCGCCCGGCCTCGAGCATCGCCTCGAGCGCCCGCTCCGGCCAGCCGGGATCGACCAGGCGCGCCCGATCCTCCGCGGCGACCATCCCGACCGGGAGCCCCGGCGCCTCCCGCCGCACCGCCCCGGCCCGCGCCCGGAAGCAGAGCGCCGGCACCCCGACGAAGAGATCCCCCTGCCCCGCGCTCAGCTCGCCCACGACCACCTCCCGAGCCCCCACTCGAAACCGTCCGCGAACAGATCCGGCCGACCGGCGCACGCCGCCGGCGAGCCGAGCTCCCACACCGTAGGCGGCCCGACCGCCGGCTCTGCCGGCCGCGCCACGCGCCCGCACCGCTGCTCCGTCACCCCGTCCGCGCAGAGGTAATCCAGGCAGAGCAGGCACGGCGAGCACGGCCGATTCCACGGCACCTCGCCGCCCACCGTCCGCCGCTCCCACGCCGCCCACCGCT